GTGGCGCCCTGCGCGGTCTCGATGGTGCCTTGCAGGGTCGCGGCGACCGGGGTGAAGCCGTTCACGATCGCTGCGTGGACTTCGACGCGGGCCCAGTCCAGCGGCAGCACACTGCCGTCGGCGAACGATCCGTCCCAGGAGACGGTGATGCCGCCGAGGACGGAGGCGACGATCGGCGCGGACGGCTGCGGCGGGGCCGCCCCGTTGACGATGTTCACGGCGGTGGTGCCATCGGCCTGGACGCCGATAATGCCCTTGAGGCCACCCGCCCCGTCTTTGACGACGACCGCGGTGTTGTCGATCGCGGCATGCGACAGGCGCGCGGAGCGCTCCACACGCTTCAGGCGGGCGTCCAGGGCATTCAGCGTGCGCCCGATGTCCGTGGTCATGAGACGCCCCCGTAGTTGTACATGCTGGACGGCTTCAGCGAGATGACCGCCTGCGGGCCGCCCTGGGCTTCCGGTTTGACCGTGGACCCGGTGACGCGGCACCAGCCGGTGAAGGAGCCCCACTGGTTGTGGACGCGGGTGTAGACGTCGTCGCCGGTCTGCCAGGACCCGAACGGGGCCGCCGTGGTGTTGCGGATGGTGATCTGGTCAACGGAGCCCAGGACTTGCCGCCAGCCGCGTTCGGCTTCGGCGCGGGCTTTCAGGGTGTCGTTGCCGTTGAGCTCGGGTGCGTCGATCGCGGCCTCCAAGCGCAGCCGGCCGTTGCGGACGGCAGAGATCTGCCTCAGCTTCGCGGAGCCGTCGCCGGCCCCGGAGGCGATGACGACCTGCGCGTAGTCGTCCCCGCCGAGGGCGATCTCCGGGTCTTCGATGATGTTCACGCCGGAGGAGAAGGAGATGTCGGTGCGGCGCCGCCCGAGACGGGGCCAGCCCAGCCGGATCCGCTTGACCACCGCGGTCTTGTCCGCGTTCCAGGCGGTGGTGCAGGTGTAGTCGGGGGTGGCGTCACCGGAGACGAGATCGTCGGCCTTGTCGCCCAGGCAGTTCACGTCGTAGGAGTAGGAGTGGTAGACGTCGGCGGGGGTGCCGATAGTGGAGGTGGAGGTGGTGGAGTCCACGACCACGCCCAGATCGCCGTCGGCGATGGACTGCGCGTAGGTCCAGATGTCGCGCAGGACGTGGCAGCGGTCGGCGTAGGTGTAGGGGCCGCGGCCGCCGAACTCTCCGTCCAGGTCGTAGCGGCGCTGGAGGTAGGACGACCAGGAGGCGGCCTCGATGGCGTACTCGCTGCCCTGGGTGCGGACGTCCCACACGATGCCGCCCCACACGAGCTGTCCGCCGGATTCGACGTAGATGAACGTGTTCCCGGGGTCGGCAAGGGCCGGGTTGGAGGACAGCAGGCGCGGGGCGAGGGTGCCGGACAGGCTTCCGGGGCCGTTGAGTTCGTCGCCGTACTCCAGCTGGCAGACTGGGAGGGCGGTGGACAGCCAGGCGCCGGTGACCGCGTTCTGCGTCAGGACACGGCTTGGGGTGGGGGCGCTCACCTGGGGGCCTCGAGGAACTGCACGTTGGCCAAGAACGTGCTGGAGGAGTCCACGCCGACCTTGCCCGCGTTGCCGGCCGATCCGCAGGCCTGGAAGCGCAGGGTCTGGGAGGTACCCCGGTAGGCGGAGGGGATGGTCAGGGTGTCGCCCAGGACGATGGTGCCGCGGCGCACCCCGGACTGGTTGTCGTCCAGGACGACGGGCTGCACGGTCAGGGAAGCACCGAACGTGGCGCGCAGGCCCCCGAAGAACGCCGCGGTGTTGTACCGGATCTGTCCGACGGCCAGGGACAGGATCGCGGTGGTCGCCCAGTCGGGGATGGCCACCGACCAGCCTGGTGCGGTGGAGAAGTTGGAGTAGGTGCCGGAGGTGCCACTGATGTCAGTGGACAGCGAGGACGGCGACTGGATGAACTGGTAGAAGTCCCGGCGCGGGTTGGCGACCTTCCGCAGGTCGGTGATCATCGCGTTGGTGATGGTGGCCGTCGAGGACGGGATGTCGATGCGGGCCAGCGGGATACCGGTGCGGCCGTCGGGGATCGCGGTCGCGCTCGAGGACACGTTGGAGATGACCTCGAAGAACACGATCTGGTCGTCTGGGTCTGCCGGGTCCAGTCCGGCAATGTACTCGGGGTCCTTCACCCGGACGATGAGCATGTCGGAGCGGCCCACGCCGCCGGTGGCGGCGATGTCCACGTCGAACGCGCCGGCGTTGTAGGCCGAGTAGTGGCCCTGGAAGGCGTCGTCGCGGCCCTTGATGACGCAGGATCCGTCGGCGACGGTGACGCCGCCGCCGGGCGTGGAGCGCTGGGTGACCTTCAGGTCATCCCCTTCGGTGATGCCTTCCGCGCCCCGGGCCAGGTCCTTGATGAGCATGCGGAACTGGGCGGCGGGGTGGGAGGCGCCGTCGGTGAGGATGGGCACCCGGAACAGGGACATGTCGGTACGCTCCTCAGAGGGCGATGTAGGCGTCGCGCCAGGTCAGGCGCATGCGGGCGGTGTTGGTGTTGTCGAACGCGGTCCAGCGCATCTCCGAGGTGCCGGGCGGCAGGGAGAACAGGTCGACGCGGGAGGCCGGGGACAGGTAGGCGGAGGCGTTACCGCCGTTGTCCCAGGTGACGGTGCGGTATCCGGGCCGGGTGTCGATTTCGATCCAGCGGCCCACGGCCAGGCTGAGCGTGGGCAGGGCCAGGGTGCGCCCGGATGCCACGTGGATGATCGATACGTTGGAGCAGGGGCCGGTGATGCGGATGATGGGCCAGGCGTCGGCGTCGCCCTGGTTGGTGACCCAGCCGGGCCGGTCGGCGGCCACGGTGCCGGACTGCACAAAGATCGGCGCGGTGACGGGGGCCGCGAAGCCGCCGCCGGTCAGCCAGCCCAGGGGGATCTCCGTGGTGGAGTCCTCGTCGGCGTAGAACGTCGGGTCGTGGGCGAGGAACTCCATGTCGAGGGGGACGTAGCCGTGGATGATGCGGGAGTCGTCCGGGTCGATCTTCCGGGCCCGCACGGTGACCTGCTTGACCGGGCGGCCCGGGCGTTTCATTCGCAGGGATAGCCCCACTCCCCCGGCCAGGCGGACGGCGGCGGCATCGGTGACGGCTTGCAGCGCGGCCACCATGTTCTGACAGGCGGCCGGGTCCCCTGGGATCTTGACGGCTGCGTCGAACTGGATCTGCCGTCCCGCCCAGTAGTCGGGGCCCGCGAACTGGCCGTCCATGGAAGGCTGGTCCACGTCCGAGTCGCGGACCGGGGGCCGTCCCAGGCCGTCGACCTTGATGACGTTGACGGTGGTGCCGGCGCCGATGAGGACGCCTCCGATGTCGTACTGCCAGTCGTCAAGTTCAAGCGGCACGGGCGGCCACCCCTCCCCTGCGGGCCCGGCGGACGGAGCGTCCGACCTGGGATCCGATGTCGGATGCGGTCGCACCGGTGCGGACCGCGGTGACGCTGACGTGGGTGGTGTCGCCGTCCCGGACGATGACGACCGGGCGTGAGGCGGACGCGTCGGTCAGGCCGACGCCGAAGCGGTGGGCGACGTCGGCGAGGACCGGGAGGGCGCTGCGCCGCTTGGAGGGGCTGAGCGGCAGGTAGGCCTCCCCGCCGGTCTGAGGCTCGGCGAAGCGGACGATGCCGCCGCGGGTGGCGTACAGGCCGGCCCGGATGCCGCCGTCGGCGTACGCAAGGTGCTTGTTGGCCTTGCCGAGGTCGTCGAGGAAGCGGCTGGCGCGGGAGCCGAGGCTGCCGGAGATCTGTGAGCGGGCCTTGTTGGCGACCGCGATGATCTCGTCTTCGCCCAGGCCGGTCTTGGCGGCCACGTCGTGGATGCCGGTGCTCTTGCTGCTGATCGCGGCGATGATCTGCACCAGCTCGGTGAGCTGCTCGCTGGAGAGGCTGTTCGCGTTGTTCTTGGCCGCGGTGTTGGCCTTGCCGGCGGCGCTCTTCGACTTGACGGCCTCCGCGGCCAGTTTCTGTGCGGCGTCATCGCCTTGCGCGGCAAGCTGGGTGGCGAGGTCGCCGTATCCCATGCCGGCGAGCTTGGCGAGGTTCGCCTGGAAGGTGCTGCTGGTTTTGGTGGAGGTGTTCAGCTGGGCGGTGAAGTCGGCGAGGGTGGCCTTGGCCAGGGGGCCCAGCTTGCGCAGGTTCGCGATGATGCTGTTGAACTGGGACTTGGAGGCCTTGGCGAGTGCGGAGACCATGGTGGCGCCCTCGGCTCCCATGTCGCGCAGCTGGTCGATGATGTCGCTGCCGCCCCGGGAGGCGATCTTCTTCAGGTTCGCTTCGTAGGCGGCGTTCGCCTTGACGGTGCTGGAGAGGGTCTTGCCCCAGTCGGAGAGGCTGAACTGCTTCTTGTAGCGGGCCTGGGCGGAGCTTGCGGCGTCGGTGGCGGTGGCGACGCTGCGGCGGGCCTTGGCGACTGCGTTCTCCGCCGCGACGAGTTGGGCGTGGGTGTGCTTGCGCTTGCGGACCTGCGTGAGGCGGGCTTCGGCGGCGCGCAGCGCGTCTACGGCGTTGGCGCGGGCCCGGATCTTCTTGTCGTAGTCGGCCTTGCTGATGGGCTGGTGGGCGTTGGAGTACGCGGACTGAACGTCACTGATGGACCGGATCGTGCCGGTGGGTGTGTAGGTGGTGCCGCCTGCGGCGAAGGCGGTGATGTTGCCGTCGGCGTTCCACTGGATCGCTTCGGGGTTCCCGCCGAGCCTGCGAACGATCTCTTCGGTGATTTTCCGGGAGCGGGGCCGCTTGGAGGGGGCGAAGGGCACGTAGCCCTCCCCCATCGTTTCCGGCTCACCCCATACCCGCCAGGATCCGGCGGGGGCGATCTGCGCGACGTGGTTCTCGGTGCCCTGGGCGAAGCGGCGCAGGCCGCCGCGCTGGATACCGCCGCTCGCGTAGTAGTCGACAACACCGCCATCGGCCTGGGCGCCGTAGTCGCGGTGGGCCGGGGCAACTGCGCTCTTGGAGCCCTTGGTGGTGAACACGGTCTGACGGGTCGTGGTGATGGTGATGCTCTTGTCGTGCAGGGCGGCGATCGCGTCGCGCAGGCTGTTCACGCCGGAACGCTGGGAGCCGGTCGGCACGGTGATGACGACGTTCTTGCCCTTGGTGTTGCGGATCTTGAAGCCCAGGGCCTCCAACTGCTGGCGGGCCTCCGCAGTGGGGGCCTTCATCGTGATGGTCTTGCCCTTGGTCGAGGCGACCTTGGCCTTGACCGCCTCGAGGTCGGCGATGGTCTGCTGCGTGGCAGCATCGATCGTGATCCTCTTGTCTTTCAGTGCGTCACGCGCTGCCTCGACGTCACTGAGGCGGGTCTTTGCGGTCGCGGTGTCGGCGATGACGGAGAACCGGCCGTCCTTCAGCTTCACGATCTTGAAGCCGAGCTGTTCCAGCAGGGTCTGCGCTTCCGCTGTCAGTGCCTTGACCGTCACCGATTTCGAGTTCGGGGTCTTCTTGATGGCTGAGATCACGGAGTCCAGGCCCGCGACGGCGTCCTCGGTCTGCATCTCCAGGACGATCTGCTTGCGGTCCGGGATGTCCAGGTAGGTTTCCGCAAGCGCTGCGGCCTGCTCCCGGGTCAGTCCCATGGCGTCGGCGGCGTCGATGAACGCCTTGCGGCCGCGGCTGTAGATGTCGTTGACGTATTTCCACGACTTGCCCTGCTCACGGGCTGCGGTGGCGGCGGCATCGGTGTTCGCGGCCAGGTCGGAGAGCGTCTTTTCGGCTTCGCGGGACTTGGCCGTGCCCAGGTCGAGTTCGCCGTCGCGGATCTTCAGCGCACTGCCGTGGTCCTTGATGGCGGCGGTGGCATCGTCGATGGACTGCTCGAATGCGGACATGGCCGATCCGGCTGCCCGGTTTACGTCGTTGAGGGCGACGATCGACTGGCGCAGTCCGTCTGCGGACAGCTTCTGCGCATCGAGCTTGGCCTGGGTGTCCTGGGCGGCCTTCCCGAACACGCCCATGCTGGCCGCGGCCAGCTCCTGTTCGAACTTGGCGTCGGCGAGGGCTGACTTGTAGTCGTCCATCTGGCCGCGCACGTCCTCGGCGGAGAACCCCTGCGCCTTGAGTTTCTTGATGAGGCCGTCCAGGGCGGCCTTGGCGAGGTCGGCGTTGCCGTTGCGGACCAGGTTGGACAGCGCCTGGTCGACCGCGTCGATCTGCTCCTTGGCGTCCTTGACGGGGGTGGAGTCGGTGCCGAAGAACGACACGATGGACTGCTGGACCTGGTCCAGGCCCTTGGGGTCTTTGACCTTCTGGAAGGCGTCGGCAAGGCCGGACAGGTCTTTCCCGAAGGAACGTGCCGTTTCTCCGGTGACCTTGCCGGTTTTCCCGAACGAGCGCAGCGACGACGTGAGTTTGTCGACATTCGGGGGTGCCTTCTTGCCCCACTCGGACAGCTGCGACAGGGCCAGGACGAGGATGCCGATGCCGGAGGCGATGAGGGTGGCGCGGGCGGCGATGCCCAGCGACATGAACGCCGCCCGCAGCCCGGCCAGACCCCCGCCCGCGGCCGCGGATGCGGCGCTCAGGCCGACGATCGCGGTACGGACCCGGGTCAGCCCTGCGGCCAGGGCCGCCATCCCGGCGCCGGTCAGCTGAAGAAGCTTCAGCGCGGTGGCGACCTGGAGGATGATCCCCACGAGCTCCGGGGGCAGCGCGGCCACGAGCTGGGCGGCCGCGGTGACCAGGGTGAGCATGGTGGGCCCGGCCTGGGAGGCGGCCCGCAGCAGCGTCACGACAGCCTCACTGATCGCCCTGAGGGCTTCCCGGGCCTGAGGCCCGTTCTCCTTGGCGTAGGCGACGAACTCGGCAATCGGCCCGCTGGTGACGCCCTGGCCCTCGGACAGGAGCCGGATGAAGTGGATGACCTGGTCGGTCATCTGGTCCAGCTGGTGGTCGGTGAAGTCGGCGAACCGGCGGGCCATGGCGTCGAAGCCGGGGGTTTCGATGGCCCCGCCGGCGATGGTGACGAGCCGGTCCAGCTGGGTGGACGCGGACTTCACCTCGGGGGTCAGGCGCGGGATGATCTGGTCGAGGACGGTGATGCCGTGTGTGAGGGGCGTCATCGTGAACGACGCCATGTCATCCGACCAGTCGGAGAAGTTGCTCTTGAGGTCGGACAGGGCGATCGCGGCCCGCTGGGTGTCGGGCGGCAGCGATTTGAGGGTCTTCTGGTAGGCGATCTGCGCCTTGAGGGCTTCGGCGGACGCGGCGCCGTTCTCGCGGACGGCTTCCCGGTACTTCTTCTCCGCGTCGGCGACCTCGGAGAGGGGTTCGATCTGCCCGGCGATCGCGGCGCCGAATGCTCCGGCTGCCACGCCGCCGGCGGCGAACATGCCGGGCAGCGGGGCCAACGCGGTGGACAGACCGGAAATCAGGGGGATCGCGGCCGGGGCCAGCATCAGCAGACCGCGCAGTCCGCCCCCACCCCCGGATCCCCCTCCGCCGCCGTTGCCGCCTCCCAGGGTGCGGCGGATCTGGGTGAGGTCGCTGGTGTCGGCGACGACGCGCACGCGGACGGTCTGGTTCTGGGCGCGGCGGATGGCCGCATCGACGTCGCGGCGCAGCCGGGCAGGGTCGCGCAGCACGATGGGAATCTGCACGCGCTGGCCGCGCGAGGCCCGGCGCACCGCATCGGTCACGTCCCGGCGCAGCTGGCGGGCGTTGCCCAGGCGCAGGTTGACGTTCAGGCCCTGGCCGGTGCCGGCTTCGGCGAGAGCGGCCCGTACGTCGGCCCGCAACCGGCCGGCGTCGACCCGCAGCCGTAGGCGCATGTCGTTACGGGTCTGCTGGCGCAGCAGGTCGATATCGCGGCGCAGCGCGTTGACGTCGCGGGACGCTGCGCGGGCGTCCCGGGAGGTGGTGCGCAGTGTGCGCGACAGGTCGGAGCCCTGCCCGGTCAAGCGGACACTCAGGTTCCATTCGGACACTGGCGGGCTCCTTCCTGGCTAGGGGTGGTGGGCTTTTTGGAATTGCAGGGCGGCGTGCACGCTGGTGGGGATGAGGACGACTTTCACGCCGTGCCCCTCGTCGTTCTGCGGGACGCTCTTTTGCTTGTCGGCCAGGAGCTGGCAGCCGATGCAGCGGTGGGTGACGGCCCGGTAGGCGTCCTCGTCGCCGCCCGCCGCCTCGTCCCATTCCTCGCCGCGGGTGCCGCAGGAGGGGCACACCTGCTTGAGGTAGTCGGCGTAGGCGAGGGCTTTACGCCGGTCAAGGTCGGACCAGGTGCCGTCGCCGTGCCCGCGGAACCTGGAGTGGGGCATGCCCCACTGGTGGCAGAGCTCCATCTCGGCACGGAACGCGGCATCGTTGATCAGCCTTTTCCCAGGTCGGTCCGCTTGCTGCGCTGTACGGACCAGGCGGCAGTCCACAGGTCGTCGGAGTCGGCCAGGGACCAGGTGCGCATGGCGTTGGCCGCGTACTCGACTGGCATGCCGTCGAGGGAGGAGGCGGAGATGAGGGCGGGGGCGAAGGTGTCGAAGTGGAAGTCGGTGCCGCGTTCCTCGTCTTCCTCGGTGGCCGGGTGCTTGGCCAGGAGGGCCTCAAGGGCGCCGCGTTCGAGGGCGGTGAAGGTGAGGGTGACGGTGTGCGCTTCGTACTCGGTGCGGGCCGCCTCAAGGGCCGTCTTGGCCTGGTCGGCTTCCCTGGCCACTTGGGCGCGGGCTTCCTTGTCGGCGTCCTTGGGCAGGGAAGCCAGGAAGGTGTCGGCGCGCTCTGCCGCCTGCCGGGCCGCCTGGTAGCGGTCGCGGACGTCGGGGTCGTCGCACAGGGCGAGGGTGCGGGTGGGCTTGCCTCTGGCGTCGAGACGCTTCTGGAGGCTGTCCCAGGTGGTGGTGGTCATACGGGGTCTCCGGGGCGAGAGAGGGGGCCCGGCCGGGCGCACGAGGCGCCCTTCCCAAGGCGTGTGGGACGCCCGGCCGGGGGCTGGAGGGTGAGCGGGCGGGGTCAGCCGCCGGGCGTGGTCGTGGAGACGGCGATGGCCGGGCTGGTGCCGCCGGTGAACGAGCCGGACGCGGTCATCTGCGGGACGTCCGTGCCGTCGTAGGCACCGCCGCCGAAGTTCACGGTGACGGGGGTGCCCGGGTGGGGGCCGCCCGCGCAGGTGATGTCTCCGGGCGCGATGTTGGACAGCGCCTCGAGGGCGGTCTGCACCTGGGACGCGGTGGCGTTGTAGGCGATCGCCGACGTCGTCTGGCTGTTGAAGGTCAGCGTGTACGTGCCGCCGGTCGGCGAGCCGGTGATGGTGATGGTCTGGACTTCGTCGGTGCCCGCGGCCGGCACGGTCTGGTTGAAGGCGGGCCGGTCGGTGATGACGAACTGGACGTTGATCTGCGCGGCCTCGTTGTCCGTCGAGTAGGCCTTCGAGTTGGAGGCGACCTTGACGGGGAAGACGTCCATGCCCTTCCCGGCGGGCACGTCGCCCTTGGAGAAGATGACGATGTATCCGGTGGTGCCCTTGGCGAGGTCGGTCTCGATGTCGTCGAGGGTGTTGTCCTCGTAGAAGCCCAGGGAGCTGTCGGCTGCGGCGTCGTCGCCGTCGATCTTCGAGACGAACGTGGAGCCCATGTCGGGGGTTTCGATGGGCTGGTTCTCGAGGCTCCAGCCGTCGATGGAGCGCACGCCGTCGGTCAGGTCGGTGCCTGCGCTGATCTCGGCGCGGGTCGGAAGCAGTGCCGTCGATGCGATCGTCGGCACAAACTTGATCTTCGTTGTTCCCTTGCGGTTGAACCTCATGAAAATGGCCCCTCGCGGATAGGGGCCGAATCGTTTGGGGCCCCTGCTACACGTGTTGGTGTGGCGGCCACCTGCCTGGTGGCGTCCGCGTGGGGTCCCGCCGCGGTGCGGTGCCCGCCCCAAGAGGGGTCAGGCGGGCTCTTCGGCGAGGAAGAGCCGGTAACGGATCACACTGGTGATGATTGCATCGTTCGCGTCGGACGTTCCCCCGGCCTCCCTGGCCTCGCGCCGATAGCAGCCCACTCCGTCGCCGACGTCGAGGGGGTGCTTGTAGCCGGGGGCCCCGTTGGCGGGACGTTCGATGACGCGGCGGCCGCGGTCGGCCAGCAGCTGCGACTGCTGCCCGCCGCCCCGACTGTCCGCCACGGTGGGGTCGGGTCCGGACACGAAGGTGGCTTGGTAGGTGTCGATGGCCGCGGCGTGCCGGTCGGCCAGGGTGTTGTCGTCGGTGATGAAGTCGAGCGGGTCGACGATCGTGTAGGGCGGCGGTACCGGTTTCCCGGTGGCCGGGTCGATGGGCACGGTGCGCTGTTCCACGGGGAAGCCGGTGAGTTCGGCGAGCAGGGCCATGAACCCTTCGGTGACGGGCGTCCGGTCGATCACGGTCAGCTCCCGAAGATGCGGTCCAGGGCGTCCGTGAACGCCTCTTCGTACCCGGCGGACAGCTCGTTCACGGCGGGTTCCACGTGCGGGAACGGGGGCTGCCGGTAGAAGCGGCCCAGGCTGTCGTACCTGTTCATGAATCCGTACTCGAGGCGGCGGCCCTGCGGCTGGCGGGTGCCGACTTCGACTCCCCCGCCGTCCGGGACGCCGAAGGGCTCCGGCTCCCAGGAGTCGTGGTAGTCACTGCTGATGATGTTCGGGCCGGGCCGGCCGGAGGCGTTGGCCTGGATCAGGGCTTTCAGGAGGCGTCCCTGCTGCTGCACGGTCCGGTCGGTTTCCGGGCCGACCCGGTCCGCAGCCCGGTCCAGGCGTTCGGCGAGGTCGTCGAGGTCCATCAGCGGGTCGCTTCCCGGCCCTGCTGGACCTGGTCCAGGGCGGTGACGCGCAGCACGTTGATGGTGCCGGCGCCGCCCGGGTCCTGGACCCGCCACTGCCGGTCCAACAGGGCCCTGTCGCCGCCCTCATGGATCTGGATGACGGTGACGAGCATGTCCTTCTCCGCGACCGGTGCGGCCACGGGGGTCAGCAGCCGGTACCTTGAGCGGGTCTCCGCCGCCCACGGCAGGTTCGCGCCCGGAACCGAGACGGCTTCGGCGGCGGTCCCGGCCGTCTGGACCGCGCCGGGGCCCTCGTACACGGTGTCCCCTTCCGGGTAGGTGTACAGGCCGGTGACCGGGTCGAAGACGCGGGCGCCGACGCCGGGCGTGCAGATGCGGACCGTGTCCCACGGGATCAGGTCCTCCACCACTTTGGTGATGCCGGAGAAGTCGAGGGCCATCAGTGGCCTCCCTGTCCGCGGGCCCAGTCGGCGAGGGTGGCGAGCATGGCGCGCGCGGTAGCGCCCTTCCCGCCGCCGTAGTCGGCCCGGTTCATGGCCTCCTGGTCCAGCAGGACGGGGTCGATCTCGGCGAGGAACGCGGCCACCAGGTCGCCGGGGCTCTTGGTGACACCGACCGCGACCCGGGCCAAGCCCTCGAACGCGGTGTCGTCGGGCTGGCGCGTGTGCAGGACGAGGGTGGGCAGGGAGGCCTGGATTTCGTGGTGGAGGGTGTAGCCGGTGACCTGCCCGGCGGGTAGGGGGGTGCCGTCGAGGGTGATGGTGGCGTGGCCGGGCTGGGCGGCGATCCGTACGCCGTGCGCCTGCGGCTCGGCCGGTTGCTCGGTCACAGGGCGGCTCCAGAGAGGATGTTCGTGCGGCCAGCCAAGTCGATGCGGGGCAGGAGCTCCCTCACACAGTGAGGGTGCGAGGTGGGGTGGGCGAGGGCGTCCTGCACGGTCCGTACGGTGCGGTTGGCGCGGTCGGGGTCGTCGTGGCTGGTCCAGCCGCAGTCGGCGCCGTCGCGGATCTCGACGAACTCGGTGCCCAGTTCGTCCAGGGCGGTGCGGGCGGCGGCGGTGTTGGCGGTGGTGACGGCCTGCCAGGTGACGGCGGCGTTGGCCCAGGCGTCGACGGGGTGGCGGGAGTTGTTGCCGTAGATGACCGTGTCCAGGGGGTGGTCGCGGCGCAGGAGGGCGGTGTCGATGCGGGCGGCGAGCTGGTCGCGGGCGGCGTCCTGGGCGGCGCGCAGGAAGGCGCGGGCGCGGCGCAGGGCTTCACTGATGCGGGCGGTGAGGTCGGCGTAGTACTGGGCGGACAGGCCGGTGATGGCGGCGCGGTGCCGGTTGGTCCACTGGAAGAGGCCGTTGTGGCGGTCGGCGTTGTCCAGGAGGGTCCAGGCGCCTTCTCGGTAGACCAGGGGGAGGTCGGTTGCGGCCCAGCGTTCGGCGAAGGCGCCGGCGGCGCGGGCGAAGGTGCCCAGGCTGGTGTTGAACGCGGCGATCGCGGCGCGTAGCCGGGCGCCGGTGCCTGCGGAGCGGCCGGGCCTGATGGTGGCGAGGGCGTTGAGGAGGCGGGTTTGGGCGATGGTGAGAATGGACCATGCCGACCGGAGGCGTGTGACGGCGTCGGTGATGTAGGCCAGGAGGCGGGAGCGCAGGGTGCGGCCGCGCCGGACGCGGGTGCTCATCGCCGCCGCCGTTCAACGAGGCGGAACGTACCCAGCAGGACGGCGTCGTCGCCACTGGTGTCCGGTTCGTCGGGGGCGGGTGAGCCGCCCGCTACGAGGGAGGCGATCTGCCGTTCGTAGGCCTTGATGTTCTCCGCGATGGACACCGAGACGACGCTGGAGACATTGACGGTGGCGACCTGGGCGCGCAGGTCGGCCAGGCGCTGGTTGAGGACCTCGAGGGCGACAGCGCGCGCGGTGCCGAGGCGGCTGTAGCGGGCGCCCAGGTCGGTGAGGTCGGTGGCGGTGCCGAGTTGGGAGATGAGCCAGGCCTGGGTGGCGGCATCCATCGGGGCCTCCTGCGGGGGCATGGGGGAAGAGGAGGGTGCGAGGGTGCGGGCCCGCCCTGTTGGCGCCCCCACCACGGGGGCGGGCCCGCACCCTGCTAGTCGCCGCTGTCGCCCTCGCCAGCGGCGTCCCGGCCCCGGGCCGGCCTGCTGGCCGCGGTCTTACGCGCGGCGGTCTTCTTGGCCGCGGGGGCGGCCGTGTCGTCGTCCCCGGACGGGGACTGGTCAGCGCCTTCGGGAGCGTCCGAGGTGCCGCCAGAGGCGTCGTCCTGGCCGTCTCCGGTAGGGCGCTGGCTGGTCAGCTCCGTCTCCTGCTTGGGCAGGCGTGGGAGCTTCCCGTCGACCCAGGCGGACGGGTTCGTCACCAGGGCTGCCAGGCGCGGTTCCGGGCTGCTCCCGTCGGCCAGTTCGACCGTCTGGTGGCTGTCGGGATCCTGTACGTACACCGTTGCTGCGAGCTTCGCGGCCATGGGTCACCACACCGTCGCGGCGATGTGGATGTCCGGCACGTACATGACCGGCAGTGCGGCCGCGGAGCCCTTCGTCCACACCTGCGGCGGGTCGTCCTGGTAGCCGCGGGTGACGACGATGCCGGGGGCCTCTTCCCGCACGATGGCGGGGTTGCCGCCCTGGGAGAGGATGAGGCCGTCGGCGGTGAGCCCGTACTGGGTCTCGGCCCACTGCTGGGGGTTGGGCGGCAGCAGGAAGAACATGTTCTCCGGCAGCGCGCGGACGTCGGCACCGGTGTCCAGCTCGATCTTCACGTCGTACGCGGTGATCGTCGGGAGGCCGTAGCGGGCGCGGACCACGTTGACCTCGTTCGGGGCGAGGACCGCGGTGGGGATGGTCGACGCCGAGTTCACGCTGCCGTAGTAGGCGGCGCGGTAGGAGTCGTTGCCCATGGCCAGGGCCATCGTCTTGTACGAGGTGAGCGCGCGGGCCGGGAGCGGGGCGCCGGAGGAGCGCAGGACCTCGATCCAGCGCATCTCGTCGCCGAGCATGTCGGCGGTGGGGTCGGTCCACGCGGTCGGCGCGGTCGGCCGGTTCGCCGAGGGCACCGCGTAGTCGGCCTCGAGGGTGAGCCCGTTCTCGCCGACCAGGGAGAACTTCCCGTCGACGAGGAGGTCACCGACCGCGAGTTCGAGGCGCTTCTTGATGGACAGGACGTGGGCTGCGACGTCGTCGTAGACGGCGTTGACGAGGTCGCGGGAGTCCATGCCGCGGTCGAGGCTCTCCAGGATGGTCTCGAACTCGCCGACGATGTACTTCTGCCCGAGGGGCAAAAGCTTGCCGGAGGTCGCGAACTGCGTGATCTCACGCGTGGCGACCTTCGTCTGGGCGTCCCACGCGCGGTAGGAGGCGGCGGCGACCCGGCGGCGGGTTCCGCGGTGCTCCCACTTGACGGAGTTGATGGTCCGCTCCGGCATGACCGAGCGGGTGAGTTCGTAGTCGGCCGGGGTCTGGACCTCGCGGGCGAAGGCCTGGATCTCGGTCGGGCTGAGGTCGCGGAGCAGGAGCTCCAGCATGTCGTTCGCCATGTCGGAATCTCCTGATCAGGCCTTGTAGACGAACTGGGTGTTGGACCCAGCCGGGACGTCGGTGGGGTCGAAGGCGACCGGAAGCTTCGCCGGGTCGATCTGCCCGTGGACCATGAGGGGTGCCGCGCACTTGGTGGCGGTGGGGCTGAAGGCGACCTCGGTGAAAAGGAACCCGGCGAAGACGTCGGCGCCGTCGGCGGTGGCGGCGGTGCCGCCCGCGGTGGTGGTGGCGATGGTGACGCCCGGGCTGGTGCCGCCGGTGAGGGAGGCGGTGGCGGTGGGCGCGGCGACGTTCTCGCCGAGCTGGGTGCCACCCCAGGTGAGCGTGTAGGGGCCGCCGGCGTTGCCGGTGACGGTGACGTCGCCGGGCGCGATGTTGGACAAGGCCTCGAGGGCGGCCTGCACGGTGGCGGCGGTGGCGTTGTAGGCGATCGCCCCGGTGGTCTGCCCGGACCAGGTCAGGGTGAACGTGCCGCCGGTCGGCGCGCCGGTGACGGTGACGGTCTGGACTTCGTTGGAGACGGCGTTGTACGGCGCGTACAGGCCGGACGCGGTGAGCTTGCCCAGCGGGATGCCGGACTTCATCTTCCGGTCCGTCTGGTAGGCGGAGGGTGCCGTCCAGTGGAGGTTCTCGGAGAACTTGCTGAGGTCGAGGGTGATCGACTCGTTGGCTTCGATGCCGAGCATGCTCATGAGCCACGGCCGGCCGACAGCGAGCGTCTCGGTGCTGGTGTACGGCTGGATGTCCACGCCGTGCCCCTTTCACGCTATGCGCGGGTGTTCGTGTGAGGGCGTCTGCCTGGCGCCGTCCACGAGGGGTAAGGGCGTGGTCCCTTGGTCTGGGGTGCTGCTGTCAGGCTGCGTCGTCGGTGCGCAGTCCCATGGCTACGGCGCGGGCGCGGGCGGCTTCCTTGACGGCGTCCTTGCCGGGTGCGGGCTGGCGGGGAGCGTTGCCGCCGGCGGGGCCGCCGGACGGTGCGGGAGGCAGCGTCTGCGGGGCTGTGCCGCCGAAGAGTTCGGCGCGGCGTGCCTTGAGGGCTTCGGCGGCCTGGGTGATGGCCGCGTCGTCGGCGTCGTCGGCGACGGTGAGGAGGCGGGCGGCGTCCTCGAGGTCGTCTCCGGTGGCTCCGAGGGAGACGAGGGAGGCACGGATGCGGGAGTCGCGGTCGCGGCGGGCGGCGTCGGCCTCGCGCTGGGCGGCCTTGGCTTCGCGGTCGGCGAGGGCCTGTTCGCGCTGGGCGAGTTCCTCGGTGCGGCGCTGGTCCTCGGTCATCTGCGCCTGCCGTGCGGTTTCGGCGTCCTTGAGGACCTGGGTGAGCTTGGCGACGTCGGTGTCTTCGTGGTTGAAGGGGACGCCGGCCTGCTCGCACAGTTCCTTGAGGACCTTCATGCGGCCCTTGTTGTTCTCCCGGGTCATGATCCGGGAGAACTGGGCCTGTGTCATGGGCTGCCCGGTGTCCTTGTCGAGGACGAACTGGGAGGTGTCCAGGGGTGCGGGTGCGGGCGGCTGGGGGCCGCGGGCGGCGAGGTCGGCCGGCGAGGGTGTGGGGGCGGGAGGCGTTGCGGGGGCCGGGGGCTGGCCGCCGTCGTTGTAGAAGACGGCGATGCCGGGCAGGCCGGTGTAGGGGTGGGCCCAGCCGGGGGCGGCAGGCCGACGGGTGTGCTGCGCGGGGCGACGCATCAGTGCAAGTCCTCCCAGACTGCTCGTGTTCGTTCCAGGCCCCGCGCCTAGATCCAAGTGCAGCACAGATCTCATCCGGTGTTCCCCTGGGTTCCCCCTGCCCCGGCGGTGACGGCGGTCTGGGCGTCCGTGCCGTCGCCGGTGGTGGTGCCGGTGCCGGGGAGGATGACGGCCGGGGTGGCCGGCTGGTCGGGGGCTTCGCGGCCGAGGAAGCGGGCGGTCTCCTCGGGGTTGCCGAGGGCGTCGGCCAGGTTGCGGGCGTCTTCGAAGGAGCGGGCGTCGATGCGCTTGATCTCGTCTTCGGCGTCCTCGATGGGCCAGCCGATCTCCTGAAGGCGGCGGATTGCTGTCTCGAGGCTGATGAGCTTGGCCTTGTAGGCGGTGGCGACTTCCTCGAGGACGGCCGCCTTGTCGGTGGGGGTGTACGCGCCGCGCATCAGCTTCGCCGGGAGAACCGGCAGGCCGATCCAGTCGGGGTGCTGGCCGGCCTGGAACAGACGCTGTACGAACTTGGGCAGGAGCCGGTCGGCGTGGTCGCGGGCCAGGCGCATCCCGGAGATGAGGGAGTCAAGGGGGCCGAGGGCGAGTTCGAGCTGGTAGCCGGAGGTGAACTTCGCGGGGTCCGCGGTGCCGAGGGCGACGGGGGGGATGCGGCCGGTGCTGGCGGCCCGGTCGCGGAGGTCGTGGACGTGGCTGCGGAGTTCGGCGAGGTTCTTGCTGGTGTCCACCGTGCTCATGGAGCCGCCCTCGCCGAGCGTCCAGACGATGCCGGGGCCGGCCGCGTACTCCTGCTGCGCGGAGACCGCCTTACCGGAGATCGCGTATACGGGCGACCCGGTGGTGGCGGACGCGCGGGAGGAGTCGGTGTCGGACCCAGACAGTTCGTCGAAGACCTGCAACACCTTCGCCAGGGACGACTCCCCCCAGTGCTCGCCGGGTTCGGGCACCGTGTTGGGGACGTGGATGACCGGGATGAAGTCCTGGTACAGGTCCAGCTCGTCCAGGACCTCGCCCTGCCCGTTCGTCGCGAAGTGCGCCTTGTCCATGGGCAGGGTGTCCACGTCGACCGGAGCCTTCAGATCGCCAAGTTCCCAGGTGGCGTCGGTCAAATAGACCGTCTTGTAGGACGGCTTCTCGGACCACGGGTACAGGCGCGTGATCGACCCCTGTGCGTCGACGGTGTCACCGCGACCCAGAACGGGCCCCGCAGCCTGGTTGTCGGTTGGCTCGGACAGAACGGGGGCGCGCACCGGGCGGCCGGTGCGGTCGACACCGTTGGCGGTCTGGGGGCGGATCCAGTCGAGGTGGTAGGTGATGCGGCGCAGCCGGGCCGGGAGACGGCGGGCCTTGTCCTCGGGGAGCTCCCACGCGAAGTGGATGCGGTCGGGAAAGTCGGAGCCGTCATCGTCCTCGCCGACGATCGGGAAGTAGAAGCCCGGGTCGAACGTCTTGATGCGGACGCGCTGCTTGTCGGCATCCCAGTGCAGCAGATACACCCCGTCGCCGAGGACGACGGTCTTGCGTTCCGTCTGGAGGAGCCGCATCGGCAGGAGCTCTTCGTCGGCCCACTCCCGCAGGAGGGTCTGTACGCGTTCGGCGGTGACGGCTTCGGGGGTGGACTGGTCTCCGCCTGCGTGTTCGGCGCCGGGCACGGTGAGGGTCTGTTCCTCACCGAGGACGTGGGAGGTGATGGTGTCGACGAACATCGAGGGATCGCCGAACTCGCGGCGGTCGCGGGCCTCGTCGCCGTCGACGAACGCAGACAGCTCGGCGACCTGGTTCTTGTCGTAGGCGGTGAGGAGCTTGTACGCGGCGAGGCGGCGTTCGTCGTAGGGGGGAACCCAGGTGGCGTGGGCTTCGGGGAAGGCCCGCCGGTTGGGCATGCCCAGGTTGTTGCTGTAGAGGGGCTTGTAGTTGAACGGCGACCAGCGGTCGATGATGACCGACCTGAGGCCGGAGATGAGGCCCACAGCAGCATTCCCTTCCCGCTGATCCCAGGCCCCGCGCCTAACGATCAGAGTACGGGCAGGGTGGGATCTGGTTCCCCCGGCTGGGCGGGCAGGCGGCGGCCGCCGTTGTAGTCGACGGCGTGGCCACCGGTGATGAGGTCCTCGTTGAGGGTGCGGGTGCCGGCCGTGATGGTGGCGAGGAGGCGGCCGTACTTCTCCCGCCGGTCGAGCAGGGTGCGCACGGTGAGGTCGGGTCCGTGCTGGTCCATCCACGCTCGGGTGAAGGCGGTGGCGTCGTCGCCCGCGGGGGTGCCGTGTTCGGCGCAGTTCACGCCGAGGAGTCGGACGCGCTGCTTGGTGCGGATGTTGAAGCCGAGGTCGATGTCGACGTCCAGGGTGTCGCCGTCGACGACTTTGATGGGGCGGGCGGCGTATTCGTACACGGTTGTTCTCCCGGGGTTATCGGCGGCCGCGCAGGCGCTGGTCGGTGTAGTGCTGGGTGCCGAGGCCTTCCTGCGCGGGGTCGGCAAGCTGGGTGAGGGCGTGGACGGCGGCGTCCATTCGGTCCGGGGAGTCCATGCCGGGCAGCCAGGTCACCATCTGCCCTTCGAGCTCGGTGAACTCGCCGACGTGATGGACCTTGCCCTGTTTGTACAACTGGGCAATGGGCTCGGCACGCAGGCGCTTTCCCTGCTTGGCGTGCACTTCGATGATCGACGGCATGAGCAGGCCGTTGGTCTCGCCCTGGCGTGCGAGTTCGGTCCATGCCTGGCGGACGACTTGGGCAGCCATGTCGCCGCCGAAGTTCTTCTCCACCAGGATCGCGTCGGCCTGGCGGTCGATGGCCAGCTTGCAGACCTCGGTTCCCCAGGTGTCGGCTCCCATGGTGCGGGAGCGGTCGTCGAGGACGTAGAGGTCGCCGTCGGCATCGCGGGCGGCGCAGACGAGTCCGACTTCGTCGTTGCGCAGGGAGTCCCCGCCGGCGTGGTCGACGGAGACGACAACGCGGGTCGGGGTGATGCCGGTCCACGCGTCGGGCTTGAGGCGGTGGCCGGTGATCCATGCCCACTTCCATACGCCGCCTTCGAGGGGCCGGGGCTTTTGCTGGTAGAGGGCGTACCAGACGCGTTCCCCGACGGACTCGCGGATGTCGGCGAGTTCGTCGGCGTCGTACTGCGCGGGCCAGAGGGGGTCGCCGATGTTCCGGTGGAGGGGGTCGGTGGCGCTGTCGGCGATGGCGGGGAGGTCGATCTGGAGCCAGCGGTGCGGCTCGTGCTGGAGGAGGCGTCCGGAGAGGTCGTCTTCATGCCAGCGTGTGTTGATCAGGATCAAGGAGGCGCCGGGAGCGCGCCGGGTGAAGAAGACGGACCGGTACCACTCCCAGACGCGTTCGCGTTGGGCGGGGCTGGCGGCATCGTCGTGGCCTTTGAAGGGGTCGTCGATAATGCCCAAATTGAAGCCTTTTCCGGTCAAACCACCCCCGACGCCTGCGGTGACCATGCCGCCACGGACGGACGATCCGCGCTTCTGCTCGAGGTCGAAGCGATTGGCGGCGTGGGAGGCCGGGTTCAGCTTGATGCCGAGAACGCTGGAGTACTCGCGGAGCTGGTCGCGGACCCATCGGCCGTGGTCGTCGGCAAGGTCGGCACCGTAGGAGGCGATCATCACGCGGTGCTCGGGATGCCGTCGCAGATACCAGAGCGGACCCCAGCGGGAGGCACGCTGGCTTTTCCCGTGCCGTGGCGGGCATGTGAGCATGACCTGCAACCGCTCCCCCGCGGCGATTCGCCGGAACGCACTGTCGATCATGTCGAGGTGGGGGGCCTGCTTCTCCCGCCGCTCGGTCAGGACCGCAGCCAGGGCGCCGGGCGAGCGGTCCATGGCCATCTCGCGTTCGATGCGCGCAAGCTTGATCCGTGTCTCGGGGCGGGCCCGGGCAACGACGCGGCGGCGTTGGCCGGGGGGCAGCTTGCGGTATCTGTCCTCCAGGGACGCCTGTCGCTCAGGCGCCGTCGTCATCCTCGTCCTCTTCGGAGGGCTCCGGGTCTTCGTCTTCCTCGTCCAGGTCCGCATCCGGGTTGAAGGTGGGGATCTCGGCATGCTCCTGGTCGGAGATGTCGATGAGGGCCAGGACCTCTGCTGCTTCGCCGCTGGAGAAGGGGATTGCGCCGCCGTCGGGGCCGCTGATCTCTGTGCGTACCGGGACCTTGAGGCCGAACAGTTCGGTGATGTCGGCGATGAGCTTGCGGGCCTGCTCGTTGGCTTTGAGGTCGTTGTCGTCGATGGCGAGGGGCATGACGGCGCGCAGCAGGGTTTCCAGGCGGGCGCCCTGGACGTAGCGGTACAGCTCGGCGTCCTGGACCTCGAGGGCTTTGGCCTTGGCGATGGCGCGGGCGAGGTCGGACCGGGCGGTGGCCGGGGAGATGCCGAAGTGATCGGCGATCTGGGCGGCGGTGCGGCCCTGGATCTTCATGATGAGCATTTCGCTGCGCCGTTTGGCGACGAGTGCGCTCTTGGCTTTCGAAGGTGGCATGGCGGTGGGGCTCCCGCGTGCGTGTGTGGTTGTCGGCCCCGCGCCTTGACCTGATGATCGCTGATTTCGGTGTGTGGGTTCCCCTGGCATGCAGACGGACCGTCACCCGGGGGGAGGGTGGCGGTCCGTCTGGTGCTCGGGTGCCGGGGGGAGGGCGTTCCCCGAGCGGTCGGGGGTGGCACGGCCTGGGCGTACTGGCTGATCACCAGTGGGCGCGGGGACACCCTGGAGGAGACTCTGCGTGTCCGCCCAAGCCGTGCAGTTCTGATGGTGGCGCATGAACAGTGTTTTGTCTGAGGGCCTTCCCCCTGGGCGGTCAGTCGCTGTCGTCGTCTTCCTGGCCGTTGGGGGTGGGGCCGAGTCCGTAATAGCCGCGGACTTCCTTGCCGTTCTCGACCTGCCGGTGGATCTTCCCGTTCTTGGTGAGGCGGGACAGGGTGTTGTCCAGCGTGGAGCCTTCGACGCCCGCGAGCTGGCTGATGGTGTCCTTGTGGGCGTAGTTGGTGTCGATTCCGGCAGGGTCGGCGAGGTCGGCGAGGGCTTTGAGGATCTTGTCGTCGGCGCTGGCGGGCTTCTTCGGGGTGTCGAGGCTGAGG